TACACGAGAAACGTATAAACGGTTGCCATACGACAAAAAGTTTGCCGCGGTGAAAAAATCATCTGCTGTATTTGCGTTTGGTTTACCATAGGTCTTTACCAACTCATCTTCGCTTGTGATTAAGGTTCTCTGGTCAACAGGACCCCAAACGAAATGACCCGCAATACCTGCTTCGGTAGTTCCGACAGCAGGAGTGACCGCAGTTAGGTCTATCTCGCTGACGTTGATACCGGGAGATTTATTAAATGCCATGTGAATCTCTCCTTCAGAGGTCAATTATTTATTGTTCTACTCCGATATTTATAAAAAGGTCACATTTACCAGTTGTTGCTATCGATGCCCCAACCACTCTGTGACCACACATCACCATTATTATCAACTACAACTTCTTCGTTTCCATCATCGAAAAACCCAAATGGAAGCATTTCTTGCTCCAAAGACTTTGCCTTTTCCTCTGCGAGCATCTTGCGAACATCATGATCGGTCATTTCCTTGAAGTATTCATTACGAACTACCCAAGAAAACAGCACAAGTCCCATCACCAAGTCATCGTGTGCACCTTCTTCTGCCATATACGTCTGTCTACGAGAGACAAAAGATGCAAGTTCTTCAAGTGTGTCAAAGTCTTCAATAATCAGTTTGTCGTTCTCAATCAACTCTTTAAGTGAGTTACAACCGATTCGTTTGACTTGTTTGGATGTTTTGACACCGATTTGTGAGTTCTTACCGAAACCACCACCGATTTGTTGTCCCCCACGCCCGCGGGCAGAGGTCATAATCATATTGTCGTATTCTAGGTCTCTATGTAGTGTATCAGCAACTTGTCCACCAATGTCATTAGTTTCAACCAAAACATACGCATGGTTGTATTCTGTTGCTACAGATTGAATCAAGTTAGGGTAAACAGAAGGTAAAATGTCTTTATTTCTATACTTTGCTACTTGCCTATATGGGATCGTTGTCGCATCAAATACAGAAAATGCAGAATAATCGAGTCCAATGCCTCGCGCAACGTCAGCAACAAGAAAGTAAATATGATCTGGTTGTGGTTCTACCCAAATATCCAAGTCACCACGTTTGATTTTCGGTGGTCTAAACGGAATCTGTCTCAGTTTCGCACCGTTGATCAACCCGTTATTACTACCTAAGAACTCACCCTCAAACTCTTGACGGAACTGCTCTTCGGATGTATTCTTAATCGTCTGGTCTTTCCACTCTTGATCTCGACCAGGAACTTCTGACCAGTGAACCTCAAGTGTTTTGTAACTACTGCGTCCCTCTAAGGCATCAATCCACATTTTATAGAAGTGGTTCATACCGTTTGGTGTGGATACGATGATTACCTGAGAGGTCTTACCAGATGAAATCGTAGGATAAACAGAAGCAAAGAAGTCTTCTGCTAGATTTCGTGGCACGAATGCAAACTCATCGAGGAAGATTAGGTTGTATGATCCACCCCGCACTGCTGAAGATGATGTTGCTGATGCAATAATCTTAGAACCATTTTCCAGTTCCATCGAACCTTTATTCCAAGAAACAATCCCCTGTTGCATCCACATTGGTAGGTTTTCGTATGCAAGTTGGATTCTTGCAACCATTTCTCGTGCCAACGCACCTTTGTTGGCGAGGATTGCTACGTTTTGGTTGTCTGTAAATAGAATCTTCCATAGCATGAACGCTACAACAGTAGTGGACTTACCAGACTGTCGAGGCATCTTTGTAATGGCAAAACGTTCCTTGTTGAACATATTGACCATATTTTCTTGGAATGGATACAACTCAAATGGCACAAGTCCACGGTCTACGTTCACAATCTTCACATAGTTTTTAATAAAGTATACGATATCCTTCGCACACTTAACATATTCAGCGACTTGTTCTTCGTTGTATTCAATTTGAACCCCTGCTTTTTTAAGATTGGGGTTTGCTAGGTAGGTTTCAGTTGCCATTGTCTTCTGGTGTCACATCAATAATATTACCATCATCGTCTCTGCGATTGATGAACTTTTGGAGTTCTGCGGTGCTACCAACAAACAATGCATTATTAATCTTTGTATTGTTTGTTGAATCTTCGCCACGCAATCGCTTGACTTTATTTTGTATTTCAAGTAAATCTTTGTTTGCATCTGATAGAGTTTTGATCAGTTGTCCGACCACTTCATAAGCACGGGCATTTTCGGATGCCTTTGCAAGATGCACGAGTTCGTCTAATGCAGAACCACCCGCTTCGATTACTTGATATAGATTCTCACGAGCATACTTATAATCATTTTCCAGTTGCTCCTTTTCAGGTGGCACTGGTTTTGGTGGTTCTTCTTGAACAATAGGGGGAGATGGTGCAATACCTAAAGTATCTTCCAAGGACTGTTCAAACTTCGTTTTCTTATTATCCATTACTATCTTCACCACTTGTCGGACTATAAGTGCGACCATCGGTGAAGAAGAAGAAGTCCTCTGCAATACCGAAATCACTATTCGCACTAATAGCACTTCGCGCTACTGACGCTGCACTATTTGTAGTCGGTGCTCCATTTGCAAGTTGACCTGGTGTCACAACGACACGAGTTTGTCTACCTGAATCTAAATCAACATCTGTATGTGTGTCCACTTGAACACGATTAATAATACCTTTAGTCTGAACAGGTCCGAATACATGACCCTTGACTAAGAAGTTTAAAGTCCACACAACTGCTCTGCGGGTCTCAAAATCACCTTCATAAGTGTCTTCCATCGTGACACTTTGAAGAACAACTGGCACATCAATCAGCAAGTCTGGCATCTCTGGCACGACTCGCATTGTTGCCGTAAACTCTGGTGTAAAGAACGGAAGAATGTTCTCTATGATCTGGACACCATCGTCTGCATTCTTTACATAGCAAGACAAGGTGAAATCGATGTCGTAAGGGGCAGACGCAAAGTTTGTTCTAAGATTATTAGCAGCACTGCCACTCGATACCGTGCTCTGAAGTCTGTTTAACTTTCTTTGAGGTGCATAAGTCATCCCCGTCATTTCAAATGACATACGAGGCAACTGAATCGCGGTGTCGTCTGCTAAATCTGGATTGGCATTGATTCGTGCAAGGAACTTCTCGCGTGGACCGTAGGCAATAGGAACACCGATTGCTTGGATACGATCACCTGCCTGATTATATCTCTGCACAACAATATCGTTGAACAGATTACCAAACATAATCACATACTTTCTGATAACTTGATGATAATACTGATGCCCAAACATTTACTTCACCTCACCAACGGTCAACTTCTGAGAATGGATTTGTCTCACTGAAGTCGATGATTCCAGAAAGTGCCTGTGTTGTAAAGAACTCATTATTTGCTTGGTCATCTGTATCTTCAAGTCTGTATTCTGTGATTATAGAATCACCATCTTCGTATGACAATGAACCACTTGCATCTTCAAGTGTCAACTCGTTAAACAATGCATCTGCTGATAGTGCATCTTCTACTGAATCAACATCAGAATCACCCGTGTCAATACGTTCACTACTATATTGGAATAACTCACAACGCAAGTCATAAGTTTGTAGACGACCCATCTGATAGAACACTTCTTCGTGTTCCACAAACTTAATCTCAAATAGTTTGTCTGTCAGTGGAAAGTAAATCAAATCGCCTTCGTTTGGACGGTTTGATGTGATCGTATAGTTGTTTGCACCCTCAGTTCCCGCTTCCAACATAATGCCGTGAATATCAGCATTGTCTGTCAAAAACTGGCGAGATGGTGAATCTGTGTTTGCGGTTTCGTTTTGTACTTGATATCCAACTTCGGTTTGGAGTGATTCACCACCACGGATTTGGTCAAATCGCTTTCGTGCGATTGTAAATGTCATCTGATCACGAATCTCAACACCAAACTTTGAAAGTAAGTCACCCTCACCTTCAAACCCTTCGACATTTTTGATATACATTTCAACAGGCACACTGTCATCAAACTTTGAAAGTTTTGCTTCACCAAACAGTTGATCTTCTTCAACTAACGTGCGAGGCAAATACTTCATCTCATGCCCATACACCTTGATGGATTCGATGATCAAGTCTTCTAGTAGGTCTTGCTCTCGACCATATGTGAAGTTATTAAAATACTTATTAACTGGCACGGGTTATCCCATCATATCAGCAACAGGGAGAGAGTATGAACTAATCATCTCTTCTTCTATTTTATTGATTTCCTCAGTTGCCTCTTCCCAAATCTTTTGTCCATTGAAAGTGACACCGCCCGGTAAAGTCATACCCTCAAACTTCTTGAGATTTTCACCCCATTGGCGTTTAATCAGTGCAGTCGCATAACGTAACAACCACTTATCGCCATAGACATCACTATATGTATCTGGATCAAGGATACGGTATGCTTCGATGATGACATACTCACCTGCGATGATATCATTACCCCAATCCATATCAATGTTCAACTGATTCTTATGACGTTGGAAACGAATAGGTTTCTTGCCTACAAAGATTTCTTCAAGTTGCTCAACGTGTCGCATCGCAGACACATAAGGAACATATGTCGTTGATGTAAAATCAAACAAGTCATTCAGATGGATTTGATAACGGATGTTAAACAGAGTTGATGATTGGATTGCATCACCAATATCAAACACACGAACGACACCAATCACCGCTTCAGGGATAGTGATATATTCGTTTGCGATATCTTCTGCTGTGACTTGGTGTTTGAGAAAGATTCTCTCAGTGCCATCGTAATGATAATCTTGATAATATCTTATAGCATCATCAATACGATCTTCGACTTGCTCATCGTCAACATTAATGTCAACGACAGGCGATCCAAGTCGTCTGAGGCAATAGTCTTTGAGTTCTGTTCTTGAAGCGGGTACTGCCATAGCGTAAGTCCTAGATTCGTTTTCTAGGACTATTTATACGCTACGAAAGATTAAGCACCGGGCCAAGCAGGTTCGGATGGAAATACTACGAGTTCAGTATTTCCGCTTGGAGCACCGTAAGTTGTGGTAATATCACGGAGTTCTTGACGATATGTAGTCCACGCTGATGGAACGGTATTACCAGTTTCGGTAGACCAAGCGATGATTTTATCCGATTTCGATAAAAAATCATCCCTATTTTCGCGAATTTGATCCCATGTTGGAATATAAGCGATACGTTCTTCTTCTTTAAGAATAGCGTCCCATGTTTCTAGTGTTGAAACATATTCCGATAAACCAGTGTTTCCAGATACTATAATATTTCCTGAATTATTAGAAAACTCAATTTCATGACTATCTCCAGAATACTGAATCGCCCAATAGTCGTCCATATTATGACTTGCATTAGATACCGCAGTTTCAAATGCAGTTTTAGTTGTTGTATTTCCAGTAGCGGTTCGCCCAAATTCTCCTTCTGGGGTATAGAAGTCTAATATTTTTACATCATTATTAGCGTATAACACTTGTATTCTATACTCTGGAACTATAACTGTTAATTTCATTTAACTTTACCTGTTACGTTGGTTGTGCGTAAAACCACCCTGTTGCAATATATTTATCACAACTGTATGGTGGATTTCCTCTATGCAAATGTGTATATGTTGCTGGAAATAAACACACTCTTCCTTTCTTTGGATTGACCTTTAATCCTTGATATAAAAACTCAGTTTCACCCTCGCCCTGTGGAATATCATTCAAATATAAAGTCCACACCAATATTCTTGCCATATCATTATAACTATGCTCATGATGCCATACATGATATCCACCGTGTGGTGGTGTTTTCTGTATCTTCAAAGCACGATTTGATAAATGATATCCACTTCCAAGATTTGGGTATTCTGTTATATATTCTTTCGCACAATCATTTACTGCACCTCTTAATCTTTCTTCAAATGGTGCTCTTTCAGTGTCAGCAAAGTAAGATATATCTTTTCGACTTCCCTGACCATTTGTTCCTCGACCATCTCTAACACCCATTGTATCTTGATATGACTGTGCTTGAGGTGATTTAGTAATGGTTTTATCCAGTTCTTCCCACCATTCAATAATCTCATCACACAAATCGTTGCTCACCACATTATCAAAAACAGCAATATGGTCATTCAATAACCGCATAACAATCCTTTTTATTAAGTTTTAATAATGTAAATCACAACCAAGTGTGGTTGGAATAATGATACTTGTTGTGCTGCTACTGAACCTGTTACTTGTGGTGCTGTCGCTGCTAGATTTTGCGTAACAGATGTTCCAAGGTTCTGTTGAGTGCTTGGTGCTCCATCCAATGTTGCTGCATTTACACCCAAGTTTGATGTAATACCTGGAGCACCTGTAACGGTTGAGTTGCCCGCTAAGTTGCCTAGTGTTGGTGCAACAGAACCAGTAACATTAACACCAACCGCACCAGTGACATTTGTATCTACATTACCTGAAACCGCCACAGCAAAGTTATGACCGTGATTGTGTGATGAGTTGCTACCTGCGGACTGCACTGCAGGGGAAAATTGGGGATTCTGTTGGTTACCAGAACCACTAATCGGACTAAGAATACCACCTGCTATTTGGAAGTGAGAACTTGGCGAGTGTCTAACAGTATGTCCATGACTTGGAATCTGAGAAAGTGATAGTGTATGGTTTGACACATTACCCGTTAAGTTACCACCCAAGTTTGAGTTTGAAGCACCCGCTAAGTTTTGAGTTACTGATGTAGCAAGGTTTTGTGTTGCGCCTGGCACACCATTAATCGTTGTTGATGTCGCAAGAGTACCCGCATCAGCGGTCACCGAACCCGTCAGTGTTGCTGCATTGACTGCCAAGTTACCAACACCTGCCGCCACGTTACCTGTAACGTTTGCGGTCACTGCACCTGTTACTGCGGGTGCTGTTGCCGCAAGGTTTTGATTTAAGGTTGGGGTGACTTTGTTCAAACCACCCGCTTGACCAACATTCGTTGATGTATTTGCCGCAACCAGTGTACGAGATGTCAAATCTGGAAGATTGAACGTAGTTGAACCGTCACCAACACCATAAGTTGTACCTACAACTTCAAACAAAGCAGCATAAGTTGCACGAGAAACAGCAGACCCGTCACACTTCAGGAATCCTGTTGGTGCAGTTGCTGCAGTCCAAGGTAAAATAGTTCCTACTGGCGTTGTAGTACCAGTTTCACCTTTGATTTTTCCTAAGTTAATAGTATCTGCCATGTTATACCTCTTGGATTCTCCATCCAGTATTCGCATTAGCGTATACTAGACCAAAACCTGCATTTGCTGTTGAAATCTGTAAGTTAGCAAGTTCGCCTTGGATACGATGTCCATTTCGACTTACTTTGAATGGGTTAACAGTTGCGTTTCCAATGACAATCACTCTGAACTGATCACCGATTGATGCAGATGCCGGTAAAGTTCCAATAATAGAACCACTTCGTATATCCGCAAAATAGTTAGAACCAGAGTTTACATTGAAGTTTGCCGACTCCAAATGCCAGTTGTGTGTTAAAAATGCTGAACTATTTGCTTTACCTGCGTTTGGCAACAATAACTGGTTGTTTGCAACTACCGTGTTCGCATAGAGTGTACTTTCAGTTATTGCAAACTGATTTACTCGTGAAAACAACTGGTTTGTACGAACACGCCATGTATTGAAAGTATCCGTCAAATTGACATTAGCGACTTTCGCCATTACCTAACCCCTTTAATCTCCAATACGGTTATTTATAATCTCTTTAAGTAGAGATTTAATATCCGCAATATCGTTTTTAATATCGTCTATTTCTTCGCACATATTTCTAACTTCACGTTGTGCTTCTCTGCGTCTTCGGTACGCTTCCAAGGCAGTCGTGTCAGTATTGAGGACTGCCTTAGTTGTAGTATCTTTGACCAGTTCAGGTCTATCTTCTACTTGAAGTAATGCCATTAGATTTGTAATGCGATTGCCCTAAAGTCTTTTAATCTTGGTGGATTTGCTGGATTACTTGTCAGCAACACAATCTTGATTGCGAATCGCTTAAATCCAGTATATGTTACACCATTTGCATCATATTGCACTTCACCACCTGAACCAGTTAACTGTGCAGTCGGAACAGTAAACTCAAACTCTTTGAAGTCGTTTTGGTTCAAATCACTTGAGTTTGTTGCAGTGCTTGTCGATTGAGTCATTTGAGTCCAAGTGCGTTGCTCGATTGGACCTTCATCCGAATCATTCAGAATCTTATAGTAAACTTCGATGGTTGCACTGCTTGGTTTGTATGCCGCAACATATGCCTTCAAATCTTCGGCATCTTGTCCTTCAGCAAGTGTCACAGTCTTAGTTATATATCTAGTCTGTGCATTACCACCAGAGATGCCATCTTCATTCGTGCTATCATTGTTGATATAGTTGCGAGTCAATGATAGTGTTGAACGATCCAAATGAATGATTGGTGACAATGCAGGAACAGACGTAAACAATGCAGTTGTGATCTGTGCTGACTTATTACCACTCAGGTTGTTAGTTTCATTTGATTTACTAAGAACCTCTCTCTTAATATCAAAGTCGAATGCCTCATTGATATTCAACGCACGGAACTTCGTATCCAAAGTCGAACCTGTTAGTGCAAACTTACCATTTGCCGTATAGGTTGTCCCAAGTGGTTGTAAGTATTCAATATGTGGGTTGACACGGTGAACAATTAAGTCATCAATACTTGCGATTCGTGCGGTCTGCCCACCAACTTGACCTTTTATTAAGGTATTTTCTACAAATGTACCAGAACTATTTGCAAGGACAATTGAAGTATTAGTAGCAGTTCTTGGATCATACAAACGCAGACGACCTGTTGGAGTCGATTGACTTGAAAGTGTCGCACTTTGTCCCGTTGCTAAACCATTTGCAAAGTGGAAGTTGATTGTTTCGCTTGGTGTAAATGGAGTTGGTGACAAAGTATTGTTTGATGTGCCAATTACATTAATTGAGTTGGTTGCCCCACCTGTATTTGTGCGAACATCAAAGATTGTGCCTGATGTTTGACCGTTTGCAGTTTCACCAACGTTTGCAGTAACAGTCGAACCAAGTGTCAGTGTGGTCTCACCATGAACAATTTCACCACCTCGTGAAAATGCAGAACTAACATTTGCTACAGCGAAAAAGTCAAGATCAGCATTGTTGAAAAATGCAGTTCCCGATGTTGGTGTAAAATTCGCTCTATACAATCTAAACTTCAAATCTTCTTCTGGGACTTGAACGTATTGATTATCGTTGGTAGAAGAGAATAACACACCAACTGCTGGTTGTTTAGTAACCCTATCGTCAGTAATTAAATCTCTTTCACCAATTCTTGCTACAAACAAACGAGTATTAGGATTTCCACCTTGAGGTTTAATCACAATTGCATATTGAATATCATTTCTTAAAAATACAGGAGTTGAAAAAATTGCAGGAGTAGGTGCTGAACCATCTTCGCTTATGTTAATATCGTCAGAAGATAATTCAACTTTTGCAAAAGGAACTCTTTTAGGTGTGACATATGATGATGTAGGATCAACTTCGCGAACTTCTACAACTGCCCCATATGTTGAGTCTTTTTGTGCAAAAAATAAATCAATTTTAGTTAAATAAATTCCAGGCAAACTTAAAAAAGATGTGCTGGCACTAGAATAATCTTTAACTGAAAATGTTTGTGCAATTGGTTTCATTTAATTTACCTTGAATTTAATAATCATACGCTCTATATACATCTTAAGTGTTATGGGGGAGCATCGCTTGAAGTACCACCAATAGACCCATCAGGTCCACAAGTAGATCCACCACTGATAGTTGTTCCATCACTACCAGTGAAATCAGCATCATCACCGCCACCGTCATATCTAGGTGGAGTTCCAGTTGGAATAGTAACCGCAGATGTGTTCTCTGTGCGGTCAATAACTTCGGTGTATGCTTCCGCCTCAACTATCAAATCTTGAATAATCTGTGGCGATTCAATAGAAACTATAGAATTTTCAACTGTAGACGCAAGTCCTTGAGCAGTAAATACTGCTTCCCCTGACGTAGTTACCAGACCAGAAATCTGAGAGTTTACTTCACTATCAGTTAATCTAAATCGTTTTTCACCTACTCTAAATCTCAAAACACTACTATTTGGTATACTAAATTCAGCAAAAATCTCACCCGTAGTGCTACTGATTAAAGGAGACCCTTCACTTCCAGTATTTGCAGAAAATGATGAGTTCATAGGTGTTACAAAATCAGAAACATTTTCACCATCAAAAAATGCATATAGTCTAGTTGAAGGTTTAAATCCTCTTCCAGTAACCTGTATCATTTGCTCTCTAATAAATGGAACGACATTAACATCAACAATTCTATCACCAACTGATTGGGTATCTGTGAAAGGAACAACTTGAGAGTTCATTCCAATTGCAAGATTTAATCCACTCTGTTGTGTTTGTTGATTAGTTGTTAACTGGATAGTTGCTTCTCGATTTGAATTAGATATTGCACTTGATAATTCGGCATCAGTAGTAAACGTAGTTGAACCAAATATCAGAGTTTCATCAAACGCAAATTCTGTATCAAATGGATTGACCGTATCTAAGAAAT